GTCATCATTGCCTGTGTATTTCTTCTGGCACTCTTTGTAAGTCTGATAGTAGAATTATTGCTACTATCTACTACAGCTCCAGCAACAGCAGCCATAGCTACAGAATTAGACTTGTCGGCATTTTTGGACGATGTTGGTTTAACATCGTCATCATCATCGTCATTTAACCAATCATCGTCATCATCAAATCCGAATGCTGCAGCAACATTCTTATTTGCTCTTTCAGGATTGTACCACTTTCCAGATTTGATATCTTCAAAAGCGTTACCAATTCCTTCGGTAACTAAAGGCTTATAATCATCAAAGAAACTCTTGATATCACTGCCTTTACCTTTGACTCCTTCATATGCATCTTTTATTGTAGATGCAGAATCTTGTACATAACTAGTCAAAGTAGGATTCAATCCCTTTATAACTTGAACAGATATGAAGCCAACTGATTTGGCTACATTACTGGCATATTTTAGCATGTATATAACCTCTCTATTATATATTATTATACCAATGTTCAAAAATGACAAAAGGATTGGAGAACGGAATTATCCGTTCTCCAGCAGCAGTGTATGAATTATTTCTTGTTCCAGTTAGGAATCTTGTTGGATGCTTTGATACCATCAAACTCAGGAGTCTTGATCTTGCTGTTAGCACTCTTTCCATCAGCCTTAGGAATATTAATCTCTCTAGACTTGATATGCTTAGCCTGAAGGATAACATTAGAATTCTCTCTTCCGCCGAGAGGAAGCTTACGACCAGTCTTCATGTAAGTTGTGATATACTCCTTAGAGAAGTCTACCATAACTTCAGCATCAGACTTAGTAAACTCATAGTTTCCTACCAGGTCTCTTGCTTCATTCTTATTGATATTTGCTGTAGAAGAAATGATGCTTGCACACATGTTTCTCAAACTCTCAGAAGGATTATACTCCTCCTTTGTGGGATAAACTGTTACCTTATACTCGGTATCGTTCATCATAGCTCTCATCACTTCAACCTCATCCTTACTGGAAGAAGCTACTCTGTTCAATCCTGCGTTGATCTGCTTTAATAGGTTTTCTACGTTACTCATGTTCTTTCTCTCCTTTTTCTTGTTCATTAGATTCTTTATTTATAAATGCAATTGCATTTACTAACTTTTTCTTTCCATTATTCATAATGGAATCTGTCATCTCCTGTGGAGTATGCGTGGATAATATTTCAAATAATGTTAAAGTGTCCATAATTCATCCTTATAATGTATAGATTTACTACATTGTTTTAGTGGTAGTAAATTATTACATCGATAATTCGTACTTTGAAAACACTTATATAAATAAAACTTTATTTTTAATAAAAAAGGAGATTCGAAAATGGTATCATTGGATGATCTTAAAAATCTTATAATATATAAGAAGCAGTTCTATCTTCCTATCAATGAAAAGAATAAAAAGAAGAATTCTCTTATCATGTTATTGACACCAAACTACAAGTCTTCAGCAAATATGATGACTTTACCATATACAAAGAACTTGAAATATTTTGAGTCTTATTATATGGAGAAGAATGTGTTCCTTTATACAAAGAGTACAAATGAGCATGTTTGTGTAATACCGGAAGCAGATTATTCTGATGAGCCAATAAGTATTACAGAAAGCTATGAAGATGGAAAGTATTTGAATAAACCGTATATAAACTATACTGGAGATTCAAGAAGTATATTCTTCATAAAGAAAGTACTGAAAGTGTCTGAAGTGGTAGATACTTTTAAGCAATATGAATCCAGTCGTTTCGTATTATATGGATTAAATGTAGTATGTGGAGATACTGCTGGTATAAATGTAAATGATAATATATTATATTTACCTTCTATCCAGAAATATAATGCTATGGATTATGACCTCAATTATGAGAAGTTTATAAAGGTTATGCTCCATGAGTATATCATCAATACACTGAATCCAAAGATCAATACTAATATCTCTTTCCCAATAGCTATAGTAATGGCAGATGTCTATAAAGATATCGATATCATCAAGTATAGTACATTAATAGCTATTCAAAATATCAGAGATAATGATGGGGGATTCAGACCAACACTATATAGAGCGGTACAGAATAACGACTACTATCAATTTATTGCAACTCTGATAAAGAATGGTGGTAAGACAACGTCTAATGCTAATGATTTTAAAAATTCTTATAGTAAATTCATGCCAAGGTTTACTATCATGAAAGAAGATAGTGTTGATCTTATTACAGAAGATGAAGAAGTTCAAAATACTCCGATTACTTCTCTTGATGATTTAAAGAATGTAAAGACTCTTGATTTTAAGAAAGACTTACGTTCTTTAAAGAGAAAGCTTAAACAGCATTCTGTATATAAGCTGAATAAGATTAAGAAGGACGTTCGTAGAGGAAATGCTGGTACCGATAAAGAAGGTATGACTTCTTTAGAAAAACTTCAATCTGGAAATATTGTTTCTAATACTGTTCCTGCAGCTCCCAGTGCTGGCTCTGCTCAGCAAGAGTTTAGTGTAGATTATATAGAGTCTTTCGGAAACTCTTATAGATACAGAGATTGTATCTATCTCTTTGAAGCTGATAATTATGATACTATCTTTAGAAAAGTATTGTACAAGAATCGATTCAAATCTAATAGAGAAGTATTAGATATCTATAAGAATATCAAAGCAAACTTACCATTTATCAAGTATACTTTCTTAGATATTAACAGATATCAAGATCGTAACTTGTTCTTCGATCTGTCTTACTATAATGAATCGTTCTTCACCAATATCTCCATGCAGATGAAGATGAATACAGGAAAGTCTGTAAATACAGTAAGACCATATAAAGCATATGCTGAGTTCTTAAAGAGATTACTTAAGGATTCTCGTTTCGATTCTTATGGTAAGAAGACAATATTCATTCCGGTATTGGATTGGAGACATAATAACTCCACAAAGATGTGGATGTACAAGCAGGATATCAATCCAATATCATATATCTACGAATTAATTCGTTCAAAAGATATTGAAACACTGAAAGATGTATTCGGGGATAGCGATCTCTTATTCTTGGGAGATCAGAATTATTTCAAGATGAATGTGTCCGAATTAGCTTCTATGGATTCTACAAGATTAAATAGAGTAATGATGACATTCACTTTATTGATCAAGAGAATTATCAACAATGCTCTAACCAATGTTGTAGATGACGATCCTGTAGATGATGATACTCAGGATTCTAAGAAGGGTATCGCATTAGATATCATCAATAAGATCGAAGTTGCTAAGAATGTAGAGATCAATGACGTTTCAAAAATCTCCGAAGATGAACCAAAAAAGAAAGAACCGGCTAAATCTACTCCTGTAGCAACGGTAAATAAACCGGCAGTTCAACCTACTCATTCTACAACAGATAATACAGAAAAGATAGTTACTGTAAAAGATGCCGAATCTGAAAAGAATGATAAAGAACTTGAGAAACTGAAGTCTGATATTGTAAAGAAGGTAGCAGATGCATCTTCTAACGTTACAGATATGCAGTTTGCCATGGACAAGTTGAATAATGATGAATTCAAGCAGATGATTGAAGATGTAGAATCTAAATCTGAAGATAATGTGGATAAAGAGAAGACTCAATCTTCTAAGTATACACAAACTAATGATGAATTCTACAAGTCAAAGTTATCCAATAAGTCTGTAGAAGATCTTTTGAAGACTGACAATGTTAATACGCAGATTGAATCTACTGCATTGAATGTTGCTTCTATCAATGATGATTGGAAGCATATGACTTTCATAAACTTTGATAAGAAGTACGACCCAGATACAGATATCGTAAAGATGTTAGATTCTATGAAGGATTGGAAGTATCCTGTATTTGTGGATAATATTGACGTCACCGATGTATCTAACTCTGAAGATGCTATCTATACTTGGAAGATAGCTTGTAAGGATTATAATGGACATAAATTCAATATCGTGATAGACGTACCAAAGTTTGTAAATGAAAACTTCTTACTCTTAAGAGGAAATAAGAAGTCTATCATGATCCAGTCTGTATTGATTCCTTTAATCAAAACAGGAACAGATGAATGTCAGATTATTGGTGTTGGTGGTTATAATAAGATCTTCGTTAGAAAGTATGGAAACTTTATTGGAAAGAGTTTACCGTCTTCTAATAAACTTATGAAGAGTATTGAAAAATTCTCTAAAGTAAATGATAGTGTTATTATCACTTATGGAGACAATACCAATATCTCTAAGAACTATGAACTTCCTTTGGATTATATTGATATTGGAACAAGATTTTCTTCTATCGATATTCCAAAAAAGAAAGTACATATCATCTTCAACCAAGAAGAGTTAAGACGTGATACTGTATGTGATGATTCTAAGGGATTAGCCTTTGGATATATTACAAATGGCAAAGAAAAAGAAACACTTTACTGGAACTACAATAAGGATGGTATCTTTAGTGTATATTTAGTAAAGCTTCTTATTAATTACCTCGGAAAAGATTATGAAGATTTCGTAGATTCTATTATCGTTTCCGGTGTTCGTTATAGTTACTCCCAGGCTTCTATATTAAATACAAAGATGCCTGTTGTTTTAATTTGTTCTTATCTTGAAGGACTTATCAAAACTCTGAAGAAAGCTGGAGTTGAATATGAATTCTTACAAAAAATCTCTGGATCTGATATTAAGTATGGTATTGATAAAGACTATATCAAATTTAGTGATGGATATCTGGTTTATAAGAACACTTATAGTTCATCTTTATTGATGAACGGTTTGAAAGATTGTGATACAGAAAGTTACTCTATCAAAGATATCAATAATAAAGCGATGTATCTTGATTTCATTGATGAATTTGGTGGAGTATTAAAAGCGGATGGATTAGAGAATTCTTATGATTGTATGCTTGATCCTATCACTAAAGAAATTCTTGAAGTTTACAAACTTCCTACAGACTATGTATCTGTATTAGTATATGCAAGTAATTTATTAGCCGATAATAAATTCACCTCTCATACAGACCAGTCAGTTCGGCGTTGGAGACGTAAGGAATTAATTGCTGGCTATTTTTATAAAGCTATCTCTAGTGGGTATCAGACATATGCAAATAGTATGCGACACAACAGAAAAGGAGTAAAGCTTGAAGTAAAACAGTCTGCAATCATCGATATGCTTCTTTCTAAGGATCAATCCGTATCAGAGCTTTCTATAAACAACGTTATCAATGATATTGAATCTAGAAATACTGTTACCAATAAGGGACTTGTTGGTATGAATACAGATAGAGCATATTCTGTAGATAAGAGAACTTATGATAGCAGTATGCTTAATGTATTAGGTATGGATACAGGATTCTCTGGTAACGTTGGTATCAATAGACAAGCTACAATGGATGCAAATATTGAAGGTAATAGAGGATTTATTAAATCTATCAATAGCAATACTGATAAATTCTCTACTGCTAAGACACTAACAGCAACGGAAGGTATTGTTCCTCTTGGTATTACTCATGATGATCCACAAAGATCATTGATGACTTATATCCAGACTTCTAAGCATACTGTACGTTGTGAAAATAATGATCCTATGCTTATTACAAATGGTTCTGATGAAGCATTTGCATATATGGCTTCGGATATATTTGCATTTAAATCTAAAGGTAAAGGCACAGTAACCGAATTGGTAAGAAATGGTAAACCGTTTGGTCGTGGTGATTATATGATTATCACTTATGACGATGGTAGATCTGATTTTATTAATTTGGAAGAAACTGTTGAGAAGAACTCCGATGGTGGTTACAATGTTCCATTACAATTGGTTCCATCTGATAAGTTGCAAGTTGGATCTAAAGTAAAAGAAAATGATGTTGTTGCTTATGATCCAAAGTCTTTTGCAAACAGTTTAGGAGAATCTGGAAATCTAGCTTTGACAAGTGGTACTCTTGCTAAGGTAGCACTGATAAATACAGATGAAGGATTCGAGGATTCTGCGGCAATTACAGAAGAATTTGGTGAGAAGCTTGGCACTGCAGTTATTGTAGAAAAAGAAGTTGTGTTGGATAAGGGTTCTAATATCTTCATATATAAGAAGATTGGAGATGAAGTTATTGAAGGTGAAACATTGATGTCTTTTCAGGAAGACTTTGATGATGATGCTGTAAATAGATTGATGAAGAATCTGTCTATGGATAAAGATAGTATTTCTGAATTAGGAAATAATAAGATTGCTTCCAAACATTCTGGAACTATCTGCGATATTAAAGTCTATAGAACAGTAGAGCTTGATCAATTATCTGAATCTTTAAGAACTTTTGTATCGAAGTATGAATCCGATTTAACCAAGACTAAGAAGATCTACAACAAGTATGGTATCGATAGTACAGGTTTACAGTCTGCTGGAAAGTCTGTAAACACTGGTAAGACTAAGAATGTAAAAGATGGTGTAAAGATTATCTTCTATATTAAGTATATCGATAACATGTCTGTTGGAGATAAGGTCACATTCTATTCTGCAAATAAAGGAATTGTAAAGTATCTTATTCCTAAAGGACAAGAACCAACAAGTACATTTAGACCAACAGAGCATATTGATACATTCAGTACTATCGGTAGTGTAAATGGTCGTATGACTTGTTCTATTCCCGTAGTAATAGGATTAAACAAACTGATGGTAGAACTGGATAGAGCTGTAAAAACATTAGCTGGTATACCAATTGATGTATCTAAGATATAAATACAATGATAGAGGTATAGGAATAATTCCTATACCTCTTCTCTTTTCAAAAAATAAACCAAGGTTAATATTTTTTTCAATTAGTTATTATAACAGTGATTATTTTATTTTATAATGTTATAATTCTAGTTGACGAATCTGTTTATCAACTAAGTAATCAATCCATAAGATTACATAAACTTGAATTGAGTATGTTGTATTCCTTGAGTATTATGATATTCCTTGAGTATGGTGTATTCCTTGAGTAGTATACACTCACTTGAGTTCTGAGAATTATATCCCTTGTGAGTCATAAGTGTATTCCTTGTGATTATGAATAATAATATAATAGAATATGAATATCAGATATGTAATACGTCAACATATCCATCTTCCAAATGGATAATAAAGGCGACGGGGATATATGTCTTTTTTTAAAAACTTTCCCCGGAACAATGAAAAATCATTGCTCCAGGGGTAATTTATTTTTTATCCAATATTTTGAAATTTGGAAAAATTGCTATTATTTCTAGTAATATTTCTATAATCATTATAATAGATAATATTACTAGAAGGAGTGAAATACTTCAAAGGTTCAAGTATATTATTGATATACTCAGATTTAGTGATGAAGATATAATCTTCAACATTATCTCTAAGAGAATATAATTTATCAATAGGAATCACAAAGTAGATATTGTTAATATTCTTAATGATAAAGAAATCATGATCAATATCAATATCATCAGTAGCAAACTTAAGTTGAGATAGTTTGATATTGAAAGTATTTAGATTAGACTTAATCTGAATAGTATCATCATACATATGACAACAGATATCAGACATATGTCTATTATCAATTTCTTTTAATAAATTACCAACTCTAGAGATTAGTATAGAATTGACAATAGAAAGAAATTTCAAATAAGCATCACTATGAATATCAATGATATAAATATCAGATTGAAAAGCATAGTGGAGCAGAGAATCAGTAAACTCAATTTGAACATTGGTTCTATCTTGGAAAGATAGAACCAAGTATCCAGAAGTATTCTGATGTCTAGCCATCTTATATTTAATATATCTAAGCTTATTGGTATTGATAACAAATAGATCATACTCAATGAGTTTAGATATACGAGTTACTTTACCAGTATTCAAAAAGAGAATAATATCTCTAAGAATACCTTTACATTTAATATGGGTAATTAGTTTTACCATACGGAAAGTTACCAATACCCAATTAAGAAAAGCTTTCATTTTTTATCCTCCTAAACAAAAGCAATGTAATACACTAACAAGATTAACCACTAATCCTATTGCATATACATTGGGTGCAAACTCATCAGGCATAGTATTGGATACTATTCCTAAGAGAATCAAGATGTCAAACAGTAATATCGCATAATGCAATACAATTAGCATGTTGTGCATGATATTAATCATCCTAATTATTTTTATTATAACATTCGAGCATTGTATCAACTATTGTAAATACTACATATAACACGAATCTAACAATAAAAGCTGTTAGTAAGTAACATAAAGTTTCTTTTACACTTACATTATTAATCTGGCAAATGACAAGAACAATAGCTAATGTGCAAGATAATACTACACGGTTTACTTCTCTTAATGTGACATTGTTATTCATAATAATTCTCCTTTTATATAAAAAATTAATTAAATGGGTAAGGTACAATTGTACCTTACCCTAGATTCTTAAATAACAGATTGGAATAGTGTTACAATAGAACACACAATTCCAGCAACACCAAATAGAAGGAAACCATAGGTATCCATTCTACTCATTTTGTTTCTCATACCTCCGCAATATGGAAGCATTCCTAAACAGGAAAGTCCCATACACAACTGAGACAAGCATCTTACCAATGGGATTGTGCTCAGTGTGAAGAAAATACTGAACAACAACACCAACAGATAGAAAACTTGAAATGCTCTTTTTATTTTTTTAGCCATAGCCGTAATACCCTCTTTTCTTTTTACTTATTAAATTCCACTTGTTACAAAAGACATGAACAAGAGGAAGATACCAATAATACAACTCAGACCAGCAAGAAGATGCAGTCCCTTCTTGATGTCAGCCTGTTCTTTTTCTGTCTTGTTGGAGAAGTCTGTAGCTTCACTGTGCCAATATACTAAAGCACCGGTGATAAACAGAGCTACGCCTCTGATAAGAGGCTCTTCTTGATAGCACACTCCGATTAATGCGGAGATGATCAAGATGATAGCCAAAACCAACTTCTTAGCTCTGGAAATGTTTCTCTTTGGAGCTGCAGCAGTTTCATTCTTAACATCAGTTACGTTTACGTTGTTCTCGTTGTTGTTAGTTGTGTTTGTCATTTTATTTTCCTCCTATAGAAAATTAATTAATTTACTTATCATCAGTTAACTTTTTGGAGCTGTCAATAATATACAGCTCAGCTTTGTGTGTATCTTTTGTTTTGATATGCTTAATCATATCTGGACCAATAAGCCCAGATATGATTTTGCGGTATAACCCAAATGTTTCTTTTAATTGTTCCATGTTACATCTCCTTATCAAAAAGGACTTTAAAAATATCCTTTTTGAATGCAGCCATCCCGATAAACCGGATGAGTCCTAATGCCATAATTGTATGACCAAGAACCCTGGCATACAGATCCCAACCATTTGCGAATCCATCGCAGAATGCTTTGAAGATTGGATGGGTTGTTTCCATTTCTTCATACTTTTCCTTTGTTACTTCGATAATGTTTTCCATACCTTTTACCTCTACCTTTCTCAATTTAGCATCCGAGAAAATATGCAAAATAATGCATACTATAAGATGCTATTAACCTTATTATCACAGATATATTATATAAACATAAATTAAGAGAATTTAAATTTTAACAATTGTATAAATACCTAAAATGGAGGTATAAAAGAAGACATGTTATGATAAATCCAAATTCTTTAATAACCCTGGACAGTATCAAAGACAGTAACGGTGAAGTACTTCATATCGGCAATATGGGAGATGATTTCGAAGTAGAAGAATACGAATTGTCCAATCCAAAAGACTTTTCTACATATATTTCCGATATAAAGAAATGTGTCAGATCGTCTATAGAGTATAAGGCTCTTATCAAGAACTTGAAAGATTACGGTATGATGAATCGTTCAGGTTTAAATCCGAATATATCTAATGATCTAAATGAATCTGGAAAAAAGGTTTCTATAGAAATACATCATACACCATTTACATTAGAAGATATTGCAAAGATAGTCTATGAGAAAAGACTTATTCAAGGGCAAGATCTTTCTGTAGAAATGGTTGCAAAAGAAGTTATGATGTGCCATTATATGAACTTAGTAGGATTGTTTCCTTTAACAAAAACAGAACATGAGTTAGTTCATAATGGTTATATATTCATTCCGGTAAACAATATCTACGGAGACTACAGAATGTTTATGGAAATCTATTCTGAATATATAGATGATGATACTAAAGAAACTATAGAATCTATAGAAGAATTATCTAAAGATTTTGATATAGAAACGCAGAACAAGATTCTTTCCCAATCTAATATTTATATAGATCCAGCTTATCAAGTTCCAGCATTTGAAACCGTAAAAGATATTATGGTACAAAGGTTAGACACAATCAAGAACAATATGTACACTTTACCGATACTGAATAAAGAAGAATTTCCAAAATCTAATAAGCCGAGAGAGGCTATTATTTTTTGTGAAGAATAAAGGAGAAAACGTGAGTATAAGAGACACTATACGTCTTATAGATTACTACGATAATAATATTCCTCATATTCAAATAGAGAATACGAGATATATTTCGGAGAATGCTATAACGTCGTTTATGGAAACCAGCGGTGTTCAATCAAAAAGTCTTGTTATAAAAAGACTAAATGAAGAATACCATACAGATATGACTGTTGTTACAGAAAATTCTGATATTGGTATATTGGTATCATTATTAGAAGAACTAAACACAAGAGAAATCAATGATATTAATCACCTTGATCAGATTGTTGGTTTCATGTTTGATAAGATCATTGCTCTCATCAGTAGACAACCATTCAACAATGTTAATCAGATTGATATCCGTATTGATAAATGTAATAAGTTGATTGAAAGTTTGGAAGAAGAACTGGCTAAGATAGAAAAGATGTCCGATGAGGATGTTAGAAGATCCGGAACAAAGTTTATGGCTCTATACATCTCTAAGATTATCAGTACCACATTCTTTGATATTGCTAAACCTTTAGCAACTGCTGCTAAGTTTACTCCATACGGAATGTTTATGACTGGTACAAAATTTGCATACGATTTTACAGGACTTACTCTAAGTCTGGTAAACTATAAAGGATTCCTGAAAGCTAACTTAGCAAAGATAAAGTCTGTTAAATCTTCTTTGGAAACTGCTAAGAAGCTTTTTGAGAAAACCCAAAAACAAAAGAAAGATGATAAGGAGAAAAATAATAATGAGAGCAAAAAGTAAATATGACGCTTTATTAGAAGAGCTGTTCGATACAGAAGATAGCGTTCAACCAAAAAAAGTACGTTATCAGAAGAACTTCGAAATCAAGAATGGTAATATCGAAGTTCTACATGATGAAGATGACAATGCTGACGGTGCTGAATTGGCAGTAGTTGGTGAAAAAGAACTCCAGAAGATCAAAGAAGAGTTCGGTTATCGTCATAACTATCTTCCGGATAGTAAGGTTGTATCATTCTATGATACTGAAGGAAATGAAACTTTCCATACACCTTCTCAGAATTTAGATACCATGGGATTCACCTTATCCGAAGCATACTTCGGAAAGAAAGTTACAGAAGAAGCTTTTATGCAGTTCTGTATTGTAAGAGAAAAGTTCAAGAATGCAAAGTATTCTCCAAAGATGGATCTTGATCCAGATGTGATTAAGTTCAATCGTGCCGTAGAGAAGACTTTCGGATTTACAACCTTCTCTTTATCAATTTCTCCAGATTTCTCTTTCAATGCTTATGCTATTCCAATCTATACCTACCTCAGCCCGGCAAATGCTCAGAAGGTAAAGTCTTCTCTTCTGGGAGGAAATGGTGGATTTAAGTTCTCTGATTATGGAAAGATCGTAGCATTGAGTACTATGAACTTAGGAGCTATTGATTCCAACCTTTCAAATGAAGAGTTATTTGCGGTAATGCTTCATGAGATTGGTCACATGTTCTTCGAAGCCGTTGTGGATCCTAATGGAATCTACAATTCCACATCTTATGTGTCCAACGTTCTTTCAAAGGTAAATAGTAAGGTTTATGAAATCATCTCTACCGGAAAGAAGAGCATTGACAACAACGAAATTATCAGAGATATTGATAATATCGTTGCACCATTCATTTCAAAGATTGTTGTTGGTCTTACCAATATTAAGAACGTTATTGCTAAGCCTTTGCAGGGTGTATTTAGTTTATACAGAATGGTAAAGGGAAAAGTATTCAAAGAAGGCATGTTTGATAACATGAACGATAGAGGAAAGATCAGCTATACCAATGAGAAATTTGCGGATACTTTTGCAGCAATGTATGGATATGGTCCGGAATTACATGCAGCATTGTTAAAAGCTTTTAAGAACTACGAAGAGAACAACGTTCCTAAGAAGTATGCTCAACCAAAGGGCTTTATTGCTAAAGCATTATGCTTTGCTGATATCATGTATAATGACTATATGGCATTCCTTCTTAATCTTAAAGATGAACATCCGGACGGTCTTACAAGAATCAATGTTGGTATCCAGTATCTTTCTAAGGAAATCTCTAAGGACAACATTGATCCTAAGATGAAGAAGGAGCTGATCGACCAGCTTAACAATCTTAAGAAGCAGATTGAAGATTACATTGCTTTCAATAATACAGAAGGCGATACACTTTCCGTTACAAGAAGCTATTATATCTATCTGTATAAAAAGTTTGGTGGAGATAGAAGAGAAACCCAGACAGATAATGAAGCATTGTTCGATACTATCGATAAGATGCTTAACACTTTGAAGAACTCTAAATAATGGAAAAGAGGGAATGATAAAATGGGATTGAACTTAAGCAATATATATAACGCACCAAAAGATATTTATGATGTTGGTTTAACGGAGTCTGTAAAGGGCTCCGTTTTCAACATGAATGATGTTGATGAAATGATTCTGGATTACAGAAATGCTGTAAAGGAATGCACTTATGACTTATCCCTTATAGCTATGCAGGAAGGTTTTAACCTTAAGGATGTTTTCGGAAAGGTTGTAGCATTCATTACCAACATCCTGAATTTGATCAGCAAGTTTATTAAGAATGCTGTAAAGATTATCAGTAATCTTATCGGAAACTTTGTAAAGCTTCTTAGAGAAACTCTATCCAAGAATAAGGATATTATAAAGGATACCGCTAAACCGGAATCTGTTACATATCTTGGAGAACTTGAGAAGAGATTGAATGAGAAGAATGTGAGTGTAAAGATGTGTGATATTGATAATATTGCAAATCTTACAGAGCTTCATGCTGGACCTACAGTATTACCAACTGCTACAAATATTATCACTTATAATCTCATTTCTATGGAAGAGTTTACAGAAGCTATAGGTACAGCTTTAACAGCTTCTTTTAATAGAGGTGATAGAAACCTAGATGCTTATGGAAATGAAGTATTTACAAATGCTGAAAATTTCTGTAAAACGGTCGATGCTGAATTAGCCAATGCTGCAGAAAAATGTATCGTTGAATTATTCGGTGATTATCATACAAAGGACATCATCAATCATCTTAATAGCAATGAGTCTAACCGTATGGTTAAATTTGTTGATGATTTCAATAAGGATATGTTTGGACCTAAGGTTTCCAAAGATGAGAAGCTTACTGTTGATCTGTATCTGAAGTGTAAAGAAATCATCAAGGGAGCTACCGCTATCGAAATGGTTATCACTTCTCTTGAGTCTGTTAATGTTCAATATAAAGGCGTTGGTGATAAGATTGATCTTATGATGTCTAAGCTTAACAGATTCTGGACAACTATGACTCAGCAGAATTTTCCGGAAGACCAGAGAATTCATATCATGATGACTCGCATCACTAACACCTTCAGACAGCTTACCAATATGATGATGGATATCATTACCACTCATCAGAAGATGGTTCTGTATAAAGCCGACAGACTTAGAGAGGTTTACTCTAATACCGGTTCTTGTATGAATGTAATCAATAAGTGTCGTGAGGTTATGAAGGGATATAGAGGACCAATTGAAGAGAAAGTTAACTTCAGTGGAAAATCTGTAGATGCTCTTATGGAGAATCGTCATAACGAAGTCTTCAACCAGACTATCGACAAGTTGTTCAATCTTGCAGAAGCTGAGTATAGTGAGAAGAGATTCAACTTTCTATTTGAACAGTTGTTGTTGGAAGATGGCGAAGAGAATCAGAATAATAACAATGCCAACAACACCAGTAACGCTAATAGTGGTAATAATGCCACAAATAACGCTTCTGGCAACAAGAAGAAGACTATCTTTGAGATTATAAAGGGATTCTTCAAAAACGTGGCAGACATTTTCCGGAAGCTTTTTAAGGGCGAAAATTCACCTGTAGAGAGAGCACTTCATGGAGATCCAAAGGATGTTGCTGCCGGAAAAGATAAAACCGAAGTTTTCAAAAAGCTTGAGCCCGTTGTAAAATATAATGATGAGGTTGGAAAGGTTACTCTTACAGATTCTTACATTTACGATCTTGATAAGATTGACAACTTTGAAAAGAAACTTGACAATCTTAATGTCAACAAGATTTTCCCAACCAATACCAATGAGCTATTTAGTTCAGAATATCTTGGACAGTTCTCCGCTGATATAAATACCGCTATTAAAGAGGATGGTGCTGAGAACAAGATTGTTGCAAAGTATCTTCGAGATCTTGGAATCAATGTTGAAAATGATAATGAGAAGCTCAATATCACTCAATTATTACATGACAGTCTTTCTGAAAAGCGTATTGGAAAAGACCCGGAAAAGCTTACGAAGGAAACATTTGAAATAACTGTTGATAATATTAGTCGTACAATGGACGAAACATCTAGACTTCGAGATTATGAAAAGACTGTTGTGGATGCATTAGAGAGAGTTGCAAATGCAAACTTTGATAACTTTGATGCAAATAATCTTGATGCTGGTACTATTACTACTCTTAAGCAGATCTTTGGTGATGATAGTGATAATACCGGAGAAGCTAAACAGGAATCTGTAAGTTATGAGACATATAACGTACTCAGATCTTTAATGGAAGCTATTCAGACAAATGGTGCTGGTAGTGGAAATGGAGAATCTGGAGGTAACAACTCTTCTGGAAATATGAAGCTTGTAAACAAGTATCTTAACGGTTTAAAGAGTATGGCTAAAGCCAAGATTAAGATCATACAGGCATATATAAACTTTAAGTGTGCCGCATGTACAGCATGTTATGGTATATTTATAACTGTCGCAGAGGCTGTTTATACCGACGATTACAACAGGGCTGTTGGAGGAAATGGAAACAACAAGCCTGCTGATAACAATCCTGCAGATGCTAACCAGCAGAATCAGAACAATAACAACAATCAGCAGCAAAATAACAACAACCAGAACAACGGAAATAAGTAAATCATTCGTGGAGTATAGCTTTTTGGGCTATACTCCATATTTATTTTTTATTTCACTTTTAATATTAATATAAAAACAACTTGTGAAAATATATTATAAATATGAAGAATGGAGTGTTTAGAGAATGAAGACCTTGAGAAAAAACAATATCTTCAATGACCAATCTATTTCTATCTTTACTGATGCATCTTTTAGAGCTTATAATAAATATAGTGGAGTAGGAACTGTTTGTTCTGGAGCTTGTGTATATAATAATGACGTACTAATCGATCAGCAATTTTATATTCAGAAGAATAAGACAGTACAACAGGGAGAACTCTATGCTATCCTTATGGGTGTATCTATGGCATATAAGTATAGAAACTTTGGTACTATTAGATTATTTTCAGATTCTCAAACATCTATCTTTGCAATAAGAGATAGAATCTTTAAGTGGTTAAACTTACAGAAAAGATATGGTGGAATTTTAGATGAAGGAGGAGAAATTAAGAACGTAGATTATATTATGAATATCATTCACACTTTACTGACAAACAATGTTCCTATAGAACTATATCATGTAAAGGGACATGTGAATGTAAATAGTAACAATAGTTTAATCAATGCAATCAATGTGTTTAGAGCATCAAACAGAATCTCTATGAACGTTGATTATGATTTGATAAGACAGATTTCTGAATGCAATGACCAAGTAGACAGATTTACAAAGTTTATGTTAAATTATGAAGTAAACCCAAAAGAGTATACTGAAGCCATTGCATTTGGTTATGGTGGAATAGATACAAACAGATATAGAGGTTTACTAAATGGAAAGGTGGGATAATGGGTTTCAATATGTGGACACAATCATATTCCATAGAAGCAACTAAACATTTGAACTTCACCTGTATAGATGCTTATAAAGGAAATATGAAAGAATCTATAGATTTGAAAATAGACTTCTATGATAGAATTACAAATGCTAATCTTGGAGCTATAATAATCCAAGAAGATGATATCACTACTATTGTAGATATCTTAGATACATTATTACAGAACTATTATGAAGAAGAGTATTTTATTCATACTTCTGGATCGATGAAAGTTGTATTCAGTGACGAATATAACAATATCTATCCTTCTGATATGGATATACTTCCTGTAGGATTAGACAATCAGAAGTATATCACATTACAAATCAATAGTAAAGGTGGTGGAGTTACAAAAGTATTTACATCTGTAAGAAACTTTAACTTCACCGGACCAGAAGCAGAAGAGTTATTAAATGCTATCATACACGAATATTATTCCGGATGAGCGAAATGCCCATCCGGATATTATTTTTTCTTTAATCTTCTCCAAAGACTTTCATCATTCTACTATCTGTACTAACCTTATTCTGCTGTACAGTATATTCCATTACAACAAGCATCGCTCTACTCTTAATGGACTTTATCATATTCTCTTGTGTATTCATAGGAAAGCCGAATCCTAACTGTACTTCTAATGCAGGAGTCATCTCTAAACAAATTTCTTTGATGATATATGTAATAGCATTAGCAATCTCATCTGTTCCCATAAAGTTTTCCGTTTGTGGGTTGATATTGTAGACTTGCCACTCTATGAGCTTATTCTTTACTAAAGTATCCATAAGATCTCTAGCTTTTAATACATCAGCATTCATCAACATCTCTCTAGTGGAGATGTTATTCTGAGCATTATTTTTTGCTTCCAATATCTCAAAGAACCTGTTAGTTCTTGTAATGATCAGATATGTTAGCAGACCGCTAAACAGTATTAAAAATATCAGTAGCAAAATCACGATTGTTAGTTTCATTATAGCCTCCCCAAGACATGATAGTGTTTTTAAGATTATAGTACTCTAATCTATTCAACTCATTGTTTTCGTTACATTTGTTTATATATCTTATTACTTTGTAAGCGATATCAAGAGTTATTCCGTATCTATACTTCAATAACAAATCCCACCATTTACCAAATGTCATAGATATTGGGATATACATATCTGGATTAGAGTGATATAACTCATGAGAAGTTTCATCCAGCATTACTATCGGTATATTGTCCAACTTATGCTCTTGCTTCAATAAAGAAACTATATCAAAAGTAGTACATCTTCCAACAGTGTTCAATATATGCTGAGATATCAATATTGTGATATCGTAAATGGTAAGGAAATTATGATGCATTTCTATCTTAGCCATACCGTCGGCAACGTTTCCCAATATCTGAGATCTATCTAATCCTATAGACATAAGATGAGACTTATAAAGCTTATAAGCTCTTGATCTTCTAAATCTAGCAATACAATTTGTAATGAAAGATTTATAAACATCCATATCCATTAGAGACTCTCTTGTATTATAAAAATAAAGAGGACCATCGGATGGACCGAACCATACCATAGGATTTTTGTCATTATACTTTATATATTCTTCTGCAAGATAGACGTCATAATCGTTCATATCTGCTATCTTTGTATTATCATTATAGACAACTAAATCGGTACTCATATATAGTATTCTCCAATCTAAACAACTTTAATTATACGATTGTTCTCACTTCTAAGTAATTAATGACTATTTTAATAAGGAGAAAAGTGTTTTATGCGTGGCAAGTTTTATACAATGATTGGGCTAGAAGGAGTTAGTCAAGCGGTTCAAGAACAGTTACAGGGGTACATTAACGAGTCTTTCAATGCTGATATTATGTTTATGACATTTCCGTATATGAGCATTGAGAAGTTCAAATTCAGACCAGATGGTGATGATAAAACCTTCTTATCTGTAACAGAAATCAGAAATGAACCTCTGAATTATAAAGAAAAAGAATTGAATTATGAGATTGATGGTTACAAATTCAAGATGAAGTTTATCAACTGGTCTGCTCTTAGATTACCGGAAGATGAACGTCGTATGAATCTCATCAAGGAATTCAGATAATACAAATAGTTGGGAGCAATTTATATGAATATTGAAAAGGTTTATACAGACAATCCGTTATTGGATGAGATCGTATATAACTGTAAACAGCTCGCTATTGGCACTGTTTTAAAAGATCAAACTCGTGCTGATAATGAAGAAAGTGCTGAATCTTTAAACGCTGGAGATGCATATGTTGCTATCAAACAGCGATACATAAACTTCAGTGCATTCTATTATGACAAAGAATTCTTATCAAACTTCCCAAACATATCTGCGGAAGATGCAGAAAAGTATTCTGTTGATAATGAATTGATTCCTGTAGAATTAAGAAAACAGATTTTGGATGCTGCATGTAAAGAGTTCTTGGATACATATGTAGAAAAGAACAACTACTATCGTATGCTTAATGGAGAACCAAACTATGATAGACTTGTTACATACGATGGATTGTATGTAGATTTCAATACTATCAATAATGCTCCATCGAATATAAAAGTTTCAAAGTTCTACAGAGATACACCAGGAACAGATTATAGATTAATTCATCAATTGGATATAGGAATGATTGAAGTTCTATATGATAATGGCTTCATTGATTCTCTATTTGATCCTGCTAAGATGAAATCATTGGATGTAGAGTATAAGGATATAGAGTATCTAAAGCATATTGGTAATCGAAGGATCGATTACTATACTTCCCGTTCAGCAGAGAAGTTTGGATTGATCTATTGCCCGGATTCTGAAGCGGTAGAAGTAAAGAATAAGTATAAAGATAAACTGGAAGCGAATAGAAAGTATATGCTTTATACAATTTACTCGGATGCTTATAAGATTAACTCTGAAAACTATGATAATTTCATGATGGTTTTCTTAGTTCTACAGACTGTAGTAGATCTTATCGTAGAACTTCCGGATTACGTTATCCGAAGAGATGTATTTGATTCTCGTACTTGCGAATATATCTTTGAATCCAATGGAGTAAAGTACTTTAGAGATATTCCTCTTATATATCAGATTGCATTGGTAAAGAACTTGAACAAATTGATCAAGTTCAAATCTTCCGATAAATGTATTGTTGACATTGTATCAGTGTTTGGAGTTCCAAATATTAAAGTATTCAAGTACTATATCTTGAAAGATAGAAATGTCAATAACGAGATCGATAATGAGTATGTTGCCAATGATGATATTGATAAGGATTACACTTTGAAATTCATCAAAGTTCCTATCATGGAAAAATATGATGATTATATCAGAACCAATAACAATATTCTTACTTACGATGCTATGACAGAAAGTGATAGACATTGGATTGGTGATAAAGAGTATGATGTTATTAAGTCTAATATTAAGAATATGGACTTTACCGTACTACGATCAAAGTATTATTCTGTAGAAGCTTTGATTGATTTGACAAAGAGAAACTTTACACTGGTTTACTTTATGAATATCCTCTTGTATAACAAGGTGGATAAGTCTAAACTGTTGGTAAACTTACCACATATCTCTACCAGTAAGAAGTTTGAATTGGTTGATGTAATCATCTTCTTATACTCTTTAGGATATTTGTATTATGGTATTGAAGATACTATAATGGACTCCAGAAAGAAGATTGCTGAAGTATTAGGATTTAATACAGAAGCAGATCTACAAGAGATTGCAAACTATCTGAATACTCATTTTGATGGTCTTACTTTAGAAGAACTTGGTGTAGAAGGATATACAATTCCGAAAGCTAATGGTAATAATGAGATTCTTTCTTTTAAGCAATTGGAGAATCTGTATTTTACCAATACAAAGATCTATGATCATGTAAGAAAGATGCTTATAGATCCTCCAAATAAGAGAATCTATGATGCTTATAAATACATATACAAATCATTATTCATCATGAAGTGTAATATGGATTACTATAAGCTTAGTAATGGAAACATGGCATCTACATACAGACAGTTCTTACAAGAGAAAGATCCATTGTTATACGAAACCCTTTCTAATCTTCTTAAGATTACCAACCTTTCTGCAAGAAGAGAGTCGGTTGTAAATACCATTCAATCTACAATTCAGTATCTGAAGGATTATGTAAATAGAGATATAGTAAATCTTGATGATGTCTTTGCTGGTTTACCATCTATCTCTTTAGATTTCGTAAAGAAATATGTTGAAGAAGTCATAGACTTCTTCAAATCGTTCAAGATCTTTACTCATGATTCATCCATTCTGTATATGTTTTCAGATAAATTTGAGAACTATGTACAATTGGTAGAATGGGTATTATTCTTATACAAGTTTGATAAGTCGGAATTTGTTCATGTGGAAGATTGGATTGGAAAGTCTACTGTATCTGGTATACAGAAAGATAGGTTGGATACCATCGATAAGATTTGGATGGAATTTGATACTTGGGTTGAACATAACTTCGAAGAGTATTATGAATCTGAAAGATATCAAACTCTTACCAATAAGATTCGTGATGAATTGAAGTATAATTCACATTTCTATGTGAATGAAACTGATATTGAGAGTGCTTTTAATAAAGATACTCTAAGTATTATCATGATTGATCTTTTGATGCCTGAAAAGTATGAAATTGGTGAGAATATAAGAATCGTTCACTCTAAGCAGTTGGAAGAGTATGTAAAAGATTCTATTATCGATCTTATTTATGCTCTCCATATCAACATTACTCCGGACGATAGATCAGAAATGAGAGATGAACTCACCACAACATGTAGAGAATACTTTAAGTATAGATACCAATTTGGATCTAGAATTGCTAGTATGAAAGCTAGAGAAAACAAGAAGGATATTTATGCTATCCTTGATGAATGCTACATGATTCGAACCAATAAATAAGCATAACCGAAACATTTAAGTAAATATTTATAAGAATAATGGAGGATTAAATGAATAAGAAATTATCATTGTTTGATTTTAATAAATCTGGCGATACGGCATCCCTTGTAAGAGAAGGAAATTCTGGAGCAAGAGATTGGAATACAGAAGTAATCTTTAAAGATCTTGATGGAAACCACATCCTTACTACCCATAATAAGGTAGTCATTGCTGGTTCTCAGTTGGTTGCTCAGAAGGTATTTGATCTGGAAGAGTTGGTTGCATTGCCAACTTATAATGCCGATCTTGGATTAGATAACTCTGTATCTACACAGCCTACAAATGCTACTAAAGTAGTATTATTCTGCTGTGGTACTCAGGGTTGTGGATTAGAGAACTCTCAGGTTAAGCCTGTAAAGTATACTGGAAGAATTGCTCCTACAGATGATTTGATTCCTTTCCGTTATCAGCTTCCTCAGAATGATATTTCTGAGGAATTAAGACAGAAGTACTTTGGAAGAAAGGCTACTCAGAGTAGAGTTGCTTATTACTTCAAGGGATTTGAGACTGCACCCACAATGAAGGCTAGATTCGTTGATGGTACCGTTATCGATTCTACTCTGTATAATGTAAACAATAATACAGATGCAGAGTTATTCGTAGAGATGTCTCTTAGAATTACTAAGGAAGACTTCAGAGATTACTTCAAGGCTACTACTGGTATCAATGATGCAAAGATTAATTCTTTATCTCTTTGCACAGCTTGGTATACAGAAGATGGTGGATATAAGTATTACCAGGATATCAGACCATTCACTCAGCTGAACATTCCTAACGAGCCATTGATCGATCTTACTAAGGGAATCGACATTACATATCATATCTACTTCTAATAGAAAGGTCGTAGTATGGCAAATAGAGTATCAAAAACTATAACAGATCAAGCTTTATTGTCAGAATTACTATCTCTTAAGTCTGAAGATGTGACTGCTACTTACATTTATAATCTATTTGGAAAATTCAATGGGGTTACTCGCTGTAACCCCTATGATATTATTTCTATTCCTCCTGGTTCTTATGGTCTCGGAAATAAAAAAAATAAAAACTCATTCGTTACCACTGTTGGTATTTGGGTATTGAATAAGTGGATGTTTGAAGTTCCGGGAATGTTTGATCTTTTCAAATATAAGAATGAGAACTTTACT